AAGACAGGAACTGTTACTCGTAGATTTGGTGCTGGGTATTCCGCAGTACCAACCATTACTGTTACAGATGCAAGCAGAGTAGGAACTGTTGAAGCCGTGTTATCTTTTTCGTCAACAAAATCAAACGCAAAACTTCTTCCAGTTCTTGATAGTGGACAAATTGTTGGTGTTATTGTTGAGATTCCTGGAATTGGATATTCTAATTCAACAATAACAATTACAGGTAATGGTACTAATGCAGCATTAATAGCAGATCATAATATCGGAACTATTCAATCTCTTCAAGCAAACAATGAAATTTTAACTACACCTGGAACTATTAATGCTATTAAAATTATTTCTGCTGGTTATAGTTACGGTGTAGCAAATATTGAAATTCAAGGAGATGGCACTGGCGCAACTGCTGATGCTGTTTTAGATTCATCTACTGGTAAAATAACAAAAATTACTATTACAAATCCAGGACAAAATTATACATTTGCCAATGTCGTTGTAACAGGTAATGGGCAAGGTGCTCGTTTAAGAGCGATTATGCCACCATTTGGTGGTCATGGTAAAAATGCTCCAAACGAATTATTTGCTAGAACACTAGTGTTTTATAGCAATGTATCCACCGATTTAAATCAAGGTGTAACTGTTGATAATGATTATCGTCAATTGGGTATTATTAAAAACCCAAACCAATTTAATTCGGATCAAAGATTTCAAGGAGCAATTGGTTCTGGATGTTTTATTGTTCAAGCAACGATAAATACTACTGAGTTTCCAAGAGATACCGATGTTACTATAACAAGAACTATTGCTGGAGATAATTTTGAAAGAAGATATCGTGTAGTAGCTTCTTCTGCAACTAGTGCATTATTACAATCACTGGACAATGATATACCAGCAGTTAATGATGTTTTTTCAAACGATAGTAATGTTACTTTTACTGCTCTTTCCGTGGGTGTACCAACTATAGATAAATATTCTGGTCAGTTAATGTTTATTGACAACAAAGCTGGGTTTACACCTTCAGACGATGAAACAGTTACCCTAAGAACAGTTATTAGATTCTAACATAAATAGATTAGAAACAACTAAAGAGAAAATTACGAATGGCACTCGACTTTAACACCGAACCGTACTACGACGACTTCAACGAATCAAAAAGATTCTTGAGAATTCTTTATCGCCCAGGATTTGCTGTCCAAGCACGAGAACTCACTCAGATGCAGACTATTCTGCAAAATCAAATTTCTCGTTTTGGTAATCATATATTCAAAGAAGGTACTATGGTTATTCCAGGTGCCATCGGTATTGATAATAAAGTTAAATATGTTAAGTTAGAACCATCATATGCTGGAGTTTTATCAGATACTGTTATTGAAGAATTTAATGGCTTAATTATTGAAAACACAGCTGGTGTTAAAGCACAAGTTATTTACTATGTCACATCTTCTGGTGCTGATGCAGGAGCATTATATATTCGTTATATAAATTCTGGTGATGATTCGGTCACAAAAACATTTTCTAATTCAGATACTTTAACAAATCTTGCAGGAACAAATCTTGCAGGAGATACTATTGCTGCAGGTACATACACAGTTCAAACTGCAACATCTTCTTCTACTGGAACTGGATCTCTTTCAACTATTCAGCAAGGTGTTTACTATATTAAAGGACACTTTGTTCTTGTTCCAGAACAAACAATTATTCTAGACAAATTTACAAATGAACCTTCTTATCGTATTGGTTTAGTCACAACTGAAGAAATTGTTACTTCTGAGGACGACGGAACACTTTATGATAATGCACAAAATTCATTTAACTACGCTGCTCCAGGCGCACATCGTTATTACATTGATGCAGTATTAACCAAACTTGCACTAGACAGTACAGCAGATACAGATTTTATTGAGTTAATTCGAGTTGGTGAAGGCAAGACTCAAAAGTTAGTCAACAAAACAGAATACTCTGTTATTGAAAAAGAATTTGCTTCTAGAACATATGATGAGTCTGGTGATTACACAGTTAAGAATTTTGAAATCGATGTTCGTGAATACAGAAATAACGATCGTGGTGCTTGGACTTCAGGTAGAGTTTTTCTAATTGGTGATGTTGTAACAAATAGTAGCAAAACATATGTAGCAAGAAATAGTGGAACTGCTTCAAGCAGCACCCCACCAACTCATACTGCTGGACTTGTTTTTGATGGTTCTGTTAGTGGTGTTGGTACATCAGGTGTTCAGTGGGAATATAATGAAACACCATACTACAATCGTGGTGTTTATACTCCAGGAACTACAGAAAATCTTGCCACACAACAAATCAATGAAGCACAACTAGCTATCGGACTAGAGCCAGGAAAGGCATATGTTCAAGGTTATGAGATTGAAAAACCATCTACTGAATTTGTAACAATACAAAAAGCAAGAGACTTTGTTGCTGTTGAAAACGCAGTTATTCCAGCAACAGTTGGAAACTTTATTTTAGTAACTAATATAAATGGTGCTCCAGGAATTAGCACTATGACACAAGTTAGTCTTTATGACAGAGTTACATCATCAGTTGGAACGATTCCTTCTGGTGGAACTGTAGTTGGTACTGCTCGTGTTCGCCTTATGGAATATCATAATGGAACGATTGGTGCACAAACTGCAATTTATAAATTAGGTTTGTTTGCTGTTACTATGAACACTGGATATGACTTTAACAGAGATGTTAAATCTGTTTTTCATGTTGGATCTAGTAATGATGCTAATTTAAACTTTAGCGCAGATGTTGAATCTACTACTGCAGTTGGATCTGGGGTATTGGTTCGTTTAATTGGTTCTGCAACTGCAGCAACTTCAACTACTGTTACTGGTACTGGTACTTCTTTCCAAACTGATCTTAAAGTAGGCGATTATATTTTCTTGGGTACTGCCCTACGAAGAGTTACTGCTATTGCTTCCCAAATCTCTTTGACTATCGATTCTAGCGCAACTGTTACTGGTGTTACGATTGACAGAGTTGAAACCGAATTAAAAGAACCAGAGAATACTGCTTTAATATTTCCATTCCCTTATTTTGCAATTAAAGATGTAAGTGATACAGTTTATACTGTTTATGAAACATTTACCAGCAGTGTATCTGCTGGTTCAATTTCTATTTCTACATCCTCTGGATCTTTTGCGTCAGCTGCAGAAACTGATAACTATACAGTTATTGATGCTGATGCCACATCAGGTGGTGCAATTGTAGCTGCAACTGCTGTACCTTCTGGATCTAATGCAACTCTTACTGTTAGTACTGGATTAAATGGAAGAAATGTTTTTGTTATCGCAGCTGTTAATAAAAGCGGTGCTTCACTAACTGAAAAAACAAAAACACTAGTTTCAGCTGATACTGTATCATTTACCACACAAGCCACTGCTCAAGTTACTGAGTTGTTGCTTGGACATGCAGACGGATATCGTTTAGTTTCAGTAAAAATGAAATCTGGAACATTTGCATCTCCAGGTGCTACATTTGATATTGATATTTCAGATCGTTTTATTTGGGATAGTGGACAAAGATCTACTCATTATGACCAAGCAAGATTAATACTTAAAAATTCTTATGCTCCACCAGAAGCACCAATTCAAGTAACATACGATTACTTTACTCATGGCACTGGTGATTACTTTACTAAAGATTCTTATCCTGCAACTATTCAATATGGAGCAATTCCTAATTTTCAAGGTATTTCTTTAAGAGATGTTATTGATTTTAGACCAAGAATTAATGATGCGGGCACAGGATTTACTAGCACTGGATCTTCTGTAACATTACTACCAAAGCGTGGCATCGATGTTACAACTGATTTTGAATATTATCTAGCAAGAAAAACTAAAATTGCAATAGATTTTGGTGGAAAATTCTTTGCTATTGATGGTGTGTCATCATTAAATCCAGGTGAACCTCTTGATCCTGCTCTTGGATTAGTTCTTTATAATTTAACATTAGAACCATACACATTTGCTACAACAAATACCAATGTACAAATAAATCGAATGGATAATAAACGATACACTATGCGTGATATCGGCAAGTTGGAAAAACGAATTGATAACTTAGAATTTTATACATCGTTATCATTGCTTGAGCAACAAACTGAATCTTTAGATATTATCGATGCAGATGGTTTGAATAGATTTAAAAATGGATTTATTGTAGACAATTTTTCAGGACATAATACTGGAGATACTACATCTCCAGACTATTTAAATTCTATTGACATGGAAAAGGCAGAACTTCGTCCGTTCTGCGTAACACAAAATATAAATTTAATTGAATCTGTTTCTTCTGATAATGATCGTGCTTCAGCAAATTACAAACTATACGGTGATGTTATTACATTACCAGTTGTTGCTGATCTTCCTCTTATTACCCAAGCGTATGCTTCTCGTTTAGAAAATATTAATCCGTTTGCAGTATTTACATTCCTTGGTGATGTAAGAATTAATCCTTCTTCAGATGATTGGTTTGAAACAGATCGTCGCCCAGATTTAGTTATTGATATTGAAGGTAATTTCAATACAATTAAAAATTTAGCTGAAAAGGCAGGTGTCCTTGGCACTGTTTGGAATGCATGGCAAACTCAGTGGACTGGTGCACCAATTAGCACTGGTCGTGTAGTATATACAGCAGGTACTAATTGGGCATCTGGTCAAGGTCAAGTTCGTATTTCTGTTGCTGAAATGAATGCTCGTTTTGGTGGTGCAGCAAATCACGACAATGCTCGTCAAGTTACTGTAGAACAAACTGCCACTCAAGTTGGTCAAAACAGAACAGGTATCAAAACTACTCTTGTTGAAAAAATTGATAGACAAGTAGTTGGAGATCGTGTTCTATCAACTGCAGCTATTCCTTATATTCGTTCAAGAAATATTCTTGTTCAAATACAAAAAGTAAAACCAAATACTAGATTCTATCCATTCTTTGATGGTATAGATATTTCTGCTCATGTAACTCCAGCATCTAAAATAATATACACTCCAACTGGTGCAAATATCGCAGCAAAACTAGTAACACATAACAAATTTGATACAGAAACAAATGTTGGATCTAATGCCACTGCCACCGCCAGAAGAATTGGCGGTGATTCTCAAGTATGTTTAAATCGTGGTGATATTATTACTGGAGGAACATCTGCTGCTACTGCAGTTGTTGTTGGAAAAGACTATAACATTGACGAAGGAACATTTGCATTATATGTGGTAAATATTCAAGGAACATTTTCTACCAGTGAAACAATTACTGCATCAAATCCTCTAGGTTATGCTGTAGCTGCTACTGGGACTGTTGGAGCAATTACCACTAAAGCACTTGGTGGAACTTTAATTTCAAACTTTAATGGTGATGTTCAATTATTGTTTAATATCCCAAACACAGAATCATTAAGATTCCGTTGTGGTAGTCGTGAACTTAAATTGGTTGATGTCACTACTGCAAATGGTGCATTTACTTCTCGTGCCAGAGCAAATTATCACGCAGAAGGTATTCTTGAAACTAAGCAAAGAACAGTTCATGCCGTTCGTAATGCAGAGTTAGCAACTGAACCACTTGAAGATAACCAAGTTATCACTCAAACTTCTGACCGAGTTGTTGCTGATACTGGTTGGTGGGATCCTCTTGCTCAAACATTCTTGATTGAACAAAAGGGTGGATGTTTCTTATCTAAAGTTGATATTTTCTTTGCCACTAAAGATACAGCGATTCCAGTTACACTAGAAATTCGTGAAGTAGTTAATGGATATCCTGGAAAAAGAGTTCTTGCGTTTTCTCGTGTAACTTTAAAACCAGAACAAGTAAACATTTCTGCAAATACTGTACTGTTAGATGATGTGAATGTTAATTCTTATGATACTCCAACTACATTTACATTCCCAAGTCCAGTGTATGTTCAAGAGAATGCTGAATACGCTATTGTTTTGGGATCAGATTCAAATAATTATAAAGTTTGGATTTCTCAAGTTGGTGATTTAATGCCAGGAACTGCTCGTACTATTTCTGAGCAACCATATCTTGGTTCATTATTTAAATCACAAAATGCTTCTACTTGGTCTGCAGATCAAACTCAAGATTTAAAGTTTACAATCTATCGTTGCCAGTTTGAAACTGGTGTTAATTCTAATGTTGAATTTGATAACGATGCTCTTACCACAGTTAGATTAGAACCAGCACCATTTGAAACTAGAGCAGGTGTTGCAAAAGTTCGTGTATATCATACAAATCACGGAATTCCATCTGGATCTTTTGTTACTATTAGTGGTGTTTCTGCCAATGTTAACGGTATTGCTTTTGCAGGATTTAATACTACACATACGATTAGTGATGTTGATTTAGATAGTTATTGTATTACTCTTGGTTCAAATGCAACTTCAACTGGATACAGTGGTGGTTCTCTTGTAAAAGCAACTAGACATATTCAGTTTGATGCTATTCAACCAATGATTCAGCTACAGTCATTCTCTGATACTCCAGTTAGATTTGGATTCAAAGGAACAAGTGGAAAATCTGTTGATTCTACCACACAATCTGCTTATGTACAAGATGCTAATTATATTGGTGTATTGGCAAACGAAACTAATTATTTTGAATCTCCAAAGATGATTGCTTCTGAATTAAATGAAGCGGATTCTAGCTTTGGATTAAGTGGTGACAAATCCGCTAAGTTGAATATTGTTATGAGTACTACAAATGATGCAGTTTCTCCTATCATAGACACACATAGACTAAGTTTAATTGCTATTGGGAATAAAGTTAATAATCCATCAGAGACCAACTTGAATGTGGCTTCTTTAGATTATAATGTATTATTAAGTAACGCCACTGGTGTAACTATTTCTGGTAGTACTATTACTACATCAACACAACAAGCTGCGTTTAAGACTGCAACTGTTGGTAAGTTTTTAACTATTGCTGGTGCTAGTTCTGGAACCAGCACTAAACTAATAACTGCAGTTGCTACAGATGGAACTTCTATTACATTCGACTCTGCTCCAACAGCGATTACTGGTAATGCAACACTGACTCAAAGAGAAAAATTTGTTTCTGAACTTGCTCCATCAGAAAGTTCTACATATAGCAAATATGTCACTAAGAAAGTTAATCTTGCAAATCCATCTAATTTCTTAAGAATTAACTTTGCTGCTAATCTTCCTGCCGAAGCAACAATTGAAATTTGGTATAAAACTAATGAAGTTGGTTCTACTACACCTTTTGATAATAAATCTTATAACCAAGCAACAATAACATCTGCTATTCCAACTTCTTCGAACGAAACAGAAGAATTTTATGATGCTTCTTACTCTTTAGATAATTTAACTGCTTTTGATGCTGTTCAAATTAAAATTGTTATGAAATCATCTAATAGTTCTCAAGTGCCTAGAATTAAAGATCTTCGTGTGATTGCATGCGTATAATGTCAGGTTTTGTTAAAATACAAAACAAGGATGGTCTTTTAAGAGATATGTCCAGTGGTGCAGTAATAAATACAAATAGAACTGATTATGAAAATTACTTACAAAGAAAAAACGCTAGTAAAGAATTACATCAACAAATTAAACAAAACTCTGATAAAATAGAAAAAATAGAATCAGATTTAGATGAGATAAAACATATGCTCACCATGCTTATTAAGGATAAACAATAATGGCTGTAATCGTACTCCGCAGTGTTAAGGGTAGTCCGCTTTCGATTGCAGAAGCAGACGCTAACTTTAACAATTTAAATACTGAAGTTGGAACCAAACTAACAGCCACAGACTACACGGCAGGTGATGTTTTAACTAAAATTAAAACAGTTGATGGTGTTGGTTCTGGTTTAGACGCTGATTTACTAGATGGTTTAAATACCAGCAGTTCTGACACTTCAGGTAATACTGTTGTTATAAGAAATAGTGGTAATTTTTCCGCAAATACTATTACTGCTAATTTAGTTGGCAATATTACTGGTAATGTCACAGGTAACTTAACTGGATCTGTGACTGGTAATGCAACCAATGTTAGTGGTGTTATTGCAATTAACAATGGTGGTACTGGTGCCACAACTGATACTGCAGCTAGAACTGCACTCGGTTTAGGAACTATGGCAACGCAAGCTGCAAATAATGTTACTATTACTGGTGGATCTATTAG